AAAAAGAAACGTAAAAAGTAAATAATATGGATATAGAAAAAGCAAGACTGGCGAGCGAGGTCTTATCAGAACTTGACAGATTGGAAAAAATTAAAAGACATATGAATGAAGAAGATGGTAGTTGGTGGTCTTTTCTTACGCCCGACATAAAAAGATGGGAGGAAGACGGATTAATAATGCCTGAAATCCTATGTGAAGAGTTTACGAAAGCCGTAGACAGAAGTATTGAACAATTAGAAAAACAAATAGAAGAATTATGAAAGTAGAATTACAAGTAGGTGCTGCAAGGCGCAAATCAATGGCAATGAGGTTATTATTGAGAAAGAGAAAAAGGAGGAAGATTTCAAAAGGGGTGATATCTTGGTGAGCCTTTATAATGAAATTATACTTGTTGATGATTATGATTTCGAAGGAGGGCATTTATATAGTTTCGTTAACGTTGACAGGTATGGGAAGCTATATAAGGAACCGTATTTTCAGTGGAACGAATGGCACGATTGGCGTCTTGCCACCGACGAAGAAAAGCAATTCCTTTTCGACAAGATGAGAGAGAAAGGGCTAAAATGGAATGCAGAAGAGAAGCGAGTGGAGAAGATTAGGTGGAGAGCAAAGTACGGAGAAGAATATTGGTATGTTACATCATCATGCTCTGTTGCTGGTGACTTCATGCGAGAAGAAAATTCACTAACTGGCGAAGGTGCATTAGAGGATTGGGCTGGGTACAACCATTTCCGAAAGAAAGCACAGGCCGCTGAAGCTGCAAAGCGAATGAAAGAAGTATTGCGTAAGTATCACGAGGAGATAGGAGAATGATGTATGAAAGCAAGAATTATCGAAACAGGGGAGGAACAACATGGCAAGAAAAGTTGAGAATTTGAACGCAGGTTCAACCTTCTACTATAATAGGAGCAAGTGCCACGTTGTAGGCTTTTGCAATACTTTTGAGAACGGAGAAGCGGTGGTACTTATTGTTTACAAATATTGGCTTAAATACAGAAAGTATTGGAAGTATGGTGTCGTAGAGGGCTGGATGCTGCAAATGTGGTTTGATGAGCAAGGAAGCCACAAACCGATTACTCGCAAAGCCAAGAAAATAAAAACGGATCTGTTACGATGTTAAATATTTCCCTTGTTGCTTTCTTGTGGGGGTGTTATTGTGATGATAGCACCCCCATTTTTCTATTGTCAAATTGCGAGAGTTATAAATAAATTCATTATCTTTGCGGTGTTAATTACTTTATTTTAATAAATATTTTGTTTATATGGCTGAAAAGGTAACGGAAACCAATATCGACTCCTTGAAACAGGATGATAAGAACTTTAACAAAGGTACGAAGAAGGGCCGAAAGTTAATAGACAAATCTATTAGGAAGTTCGGTGCTGGGCGTTCTATCCTTCTGGATAAGAATAACCGTATTATTGCAGGAAATAAGACGCAGGAACTGGCACGAGAAGCTGGTATAAAAAAGGTTATTGTTATCGATGCCAAGCCTGACGAACTGGTGGCAGTACGCAGGGGTGATGTGGACTTGGATAGTGAAGAAGGTCGCGAGATGGCTCTGGCGGATAATGCTACTGGGGCAGCCAACCTTGACTGGGACGATGAGACTTTATCGAGGGCACAAGAAGAAATTGGGCTATCGGTAGAGGATTGGGGGCTGTCTATTGGTCCGAAGATTGACGATACATACAGCAGGAAGATTGAGGCACCGGTATATGAACCTTCCGGGGTGTCACCTAACCTATCCGACTGCTACGATAGCACAAAAACAAAGGAACTTATTGCGGAGATAAAGAAAGCGGATCTACCTGATGAGGTTCGGGAGTTCCTGATGTATGCTGCTTATAGGCACACGGAATTTAATTACGGGATGATAGCGGACTACTATTGTAATGCTTCAAAGGAGGTGCAGGAGTTATTCGAAAATTCTGCTTTGGTGATTATAGATTTTAAGAAGGCTATCGAGAATGGTTTTATACGAATGACTGATGAGCTTTTAGATGAATATGCCAAGGAGTATGAAGAAGGTTGATTTTAAGAATGATTTTGTCGTATTCATTCTAACACATGGAAGAGTGGATAACCAGTACACTTATCGATCTCTGTGCGAGCAGGGATATACTGGGCGGTGTGTATTCATCCTTGACAATGAAGATGGTCAGGTGGAGGAATATAAGCGGAGGTATGGGGCGGATAACTGCTATGTCTTTGACAAGCTGGCTATGAGTAAGCGGATAGATGAAGTTTTCCGTGGGGACAGACGAGTGATAGTGTATGCCCGTAATGCTTGCTTTGATGCTGCCCGCGCTCTGGGTTACAAATATTTCATCGAGCTGGATGATGATTACACTTCGTTTGTATGGAGATTTGATGCTGGATGTGCCTATAACCCAAAGACACCGAAGATAAAAAGTCTCGATACTGTGTTTGAGTTAATGCTGCGGTATTATGTAAATTCTCCACTTACAAGTTTGGCTATGGCACAGGGAGGCGACTTCATAGGCGGAAGTAGCAACCAAATGCTGCGGAGTATTGGAACGAAAAGAAAAGCGATGAATAGCTTTATTTGTTCCGTAGATAGACCTTTCGAGTTTAAGGGGCGGATAAACGAAGATGTGAACGCATACACGCAGCTTACTTCTGTAGGCAAGATATTCCTAACTATCGTACAATGTAACTTGCAGCAGAAGATAACACAGTCGAATGGTGGAGGAATGACTGATGTGTACAAAGATAGTGGAACGTATGTAAAGAGCTTTTCAAGTGTGATTGTATTTCCAAGTGGTGTGAAGGTAACGTTACTTAATAGCCACCACAAGCGCATCCATCACAATGTGTACTGGGAGCATACAGCACCGAAGATACTACAGGAAAAATGGAGGAAGAAATGAACAAGGAATTTGAGAAACGCAAAGGACGTTTAACCACGGAGGAAGCACGCGAAATTGGAAAGAAGGGGGGCAAGGCTTCTGTGAAGGCACGTAGGGAGAAAAAGAAACTACGTGAGCTGGTAGAAACCTTTGGGGAGTTGCCAGCACCAGAGAAGGTTAGAAAAGTGATGACGGAGCTTGGCGTATCAGAAAATGATATGCGAACTAATAATATGGCTATCGTTGTAGGTCTCTTTCAGAAGGCTATTAAGGGCGATGTGTTTGCATTTAATGCCATTAGGGATATAAGGGGCGAGAAGCCTGTGGATGAAACAAAACTAACTGGAAGTATGGATAACCATATCGAGATAGGTTTTATAGAAACGGGTGTAGAGCCAGTAAGTGATGAAAGCGAGGTCGATGTATGATAATGCCGTTTAAGGTTATTGGGCCATTATTCCGTGCTAATATGGATAAGACTGCGAGGGTGTATATAAATCAGGGGGGGACGTCTTCTGGTAAGACATACACGATAATGCAGGTGCTTATCTATTTGGCCATTCTGGAAGCTGGGAGTATAACCACGGTAGTAGGTCAGGACTTGCCGAACTTGAAAGTTGGTGCGCTTCGTGATGCAAAGACGATATTAGCTGGCTCGGACTGGCTGGCTGGTTACTTTAATATGCACGAGAGTGGACACTATTTGCAATGCAGTAATGGTTCTGTGATTGAGTTTAAGAGTTATAAGGATGAGCAGGACGCAAAGAACGGTAAGCGTGATTATCTCTTTGTGAATGAGGCTAACGGTATACCTTACGAGATATACTGGCAGTTGGCTATTCGTACACGAAATAAGGTATGGGTAGACTACAACCCATCCGAGAGGTTCTGGGTGCACAATGAGATAAAGGGGCGCAGAGGTACTAAGACTATTATATCAGACCATCGAGGCAATCCTTTCCTATCTAAGGAGGAGCACGAACGTATCGAGGGTATCGAGGACAAAGAACTATGGAAAGTGTATGCTCGCGGTTTGACGGGTAAGCTATCTGGTGTTATCTTTCCTAACTTTCGTATTGTGGATAGTCTGCCGGAGCGTGCAAGCTGGAAGATACAGGGTTATGGGCTGGACTTTGGATTTACGAACGACCCAACGGCTCTGGTGCATTGTGTGATTGCTCACGGGGAGTTATGGACCGATCTCGAAATATATGAGACTGGGCTAACAAATCCTATGATAGCGGAGAAGGCAAAAGAGGCTGGGCTAACGAAAGCAGATCAGATAATAGCTGATAGTGCAGAGCCGAAGAGTATAGCCGAGTTGCGTAATGCTGGGTTGTGGGTTATCCCTACAGTGAAGGGAGGAGACAGTATAATGGTGGGTATTGATATACTGCATCGCTATAAATGGAATGTTACACGGCGCTCTGCTGGACATATAGAGGAATTACAAAGTTACAAGTGGAAAACGGACAGAGACGGTAAGAAAACGAATACTCCCGTTGATAAGTTCAATCATGCTATAGATGCTACAAGGTACTTTGCCCTGATGAGGCTGAATGTAAGAAGAGTGGGAAGGGCAAGAGCTCATTACAATAAACTTGATTAAAAATGGATACGAGTACGAGGTTTAGGGAATGGATAGTGCGCGCGGAGTTCAGCCGAGATACTGAACAGTTGGAGCTGGAAAAACTCACAAGGCCACTGAAAGTGGGAAAAGTGTGCACGCCGGATAATTTAGATAATATGACCATCGGGCAAATGGTGCAGCTGGCAGATTGTAAGGATGTACGAGATATGTTCTATACGGCCTGCCATGTACTGCTGGGCATGAACAAGGAACAGGTAGACGATAGTTGGGCTGTTGATGTCGTTCGCTTCTGTGGTTGGGTTGCTGGTAGGCTGCAACGTATAAACGCGTTGTTCGATAGTGTAAAGGGAAAGCCGACAAATGAAGAGGAAAAAGCAGGTATTGATAAACTTAAGTTTGGAGTGTTCGGCTTGATAGACTGGTATGCCCTAAGAATGGGGATAACAGACCATGAGGAGGTAACGAAAGTAACTTGGGGTAGAGTGTATAAATGTCTTGAAATGGACAATAAAAGGCATGAATTTGATAAACGATTAGCAAAGATATATGAAGATGAGCATCGAAGATAAGATAAGAGAGATTGCCGAGAATAAGTTCAAGGAGTACAGTTATGTGTTCGAGGACTGGAATGGTGCGGCAGAGGTCGTTGATAGAGTTTCATTGCCAGCTATTATCTGCTTGTTGCCTCCAAGTGGGTATTTTGACTTTGCACGAGGAAAAGTCAAAGATAGTGAGGATATGTCTATAGCCTTTGTTGATAAGGTTGTAAGAGACGCTAATGGGAACGATAATGAAGAGGTCTACACAAGAATGAAGCGAACGGCTGGAAAGTTTATCGACGCAATGAATAAAAGCCGGTACTTTGAGCCTATTGAGGGGAAGATAAGATACTAAACGATATTGGAAAGTGCAAGTGCATATTTTACGGGTGTGTTTGTTGAGTTGAACGTTAAAGAGAGTGCTGGAATATGTCTGTAATAGAGAGTGCTGCAAGGGTTGTTCTTGTCGAGGAGTTGGAAGACTTAAAACAGAAGATATTAGAACAGCACATGAGAGCAGGGCAGAAAGCAAGTGGTAGGACTGCTGCGAGTATGCACGTTGAAGCAACGGAGTACGAAGGGACGTTGTATGGTCGCTCGGCATTTGGAGTTCTTGAAACAGGTCGTAAGCCAGGCAAGGCTCCGGCTGGCTTTCAGGCTATCATCAGGAGGTGGATGTCCGATAAGGGAATTAAGGCAGAACCTATCCCGTATAAGACTGACAGACCACACAAGTACACACCGCAGGAAAGGGGTGATATGTCTTTGTCTTATCTGATAGCAAGGAAAATAAAAAACGAGGGCACACGGCTGTTTCGTCAAGGTGGAAGGTCTGATATATATTCGAATGTGATACCGGCCACGAAAGAGAAAATAATGCAGCGTATCGTGAAATTATTGCAAGTGGAGATAACGAATATAAAACTTAACAATGTAGAAATATGAGAACAAGGACAACGGAAGGTGTGACTTTTAGATACCCTGATGAGATAGGGTTTGCGTTCAATCCGTGTGTGATACTCTGTCATGGTGAGAATATGACACGCATGAATGTTTCCATATCGGACGGTGAAAAGCGCGAGGATATGACGTTGGACGCATTTGGTGGGAAATGTTATACTGACATGGCAGAATATGTACAGGCCTTTTTTGATACACTGAACTTCGGTAAACTTGACTACAAGAAAGAGAAGAAGTCGGATGTCGGCAAAAGTCTTTCTTTTAATATCGTGGCCGTCTTGAAAGATAAGGAGGTACGATTTGCGTTCGAGGTATATTACGTTTGGGGTGCAATGAAAATCGGAGGAGAAGAGATTTATAACGGTTTTCGTACATTTACGTGGCACAAGGGGTATCCATTCACGTTCGGAGTGTATTGCAGTGGAAAGGGTGCTTTGATGATTTCACAAGAAGGTGTTGCAGATAGGTTTATACAGATACCGGAACAGGGCGTTTGGAATGTCCCGCTAAGCGACGATGACGGCAAGCATTCTTATATTGTTGTCACGGATAGTGCTGGTAAGTTCATTGAGGTAACGTTTGATGCAACTTTCGATGTGACGTTCAAGCAGCGAAGTGTAAGCAAGGACACACGTAAGGCATTGATAAAGGTTGAAGATGATTGCGAGACGGGTTATTACTTGCGGTGGATAGACCGACATGGGTTTTATTGTTATGAGCTTTTTAAGAAAGGAGAAGAGCAACGAAAAAGTATTGCTGGCAGTACGTTTACACGTAACGATCTTACGGCTTATGACGATGACTATGGGTACCAAGGTAATACTGGGTTGTTGCAAATGAAATCACGTAAGGACACGATACCAATATGTGCTCCGCTTGTTGACGATGAGACGTGGGAAAGACTTTACGACATAGCTACGAGCCCATGCGTTGATTTGTTTGCAGGATATGAAAATGGATTGCCAAAATGGGTGTCAGTAAATGTTGTGGAAGGTTCTCACACAAAGAGTAGAGCTGCGCTGCAAGACTTTATTTGTACGATTGCACTGCAGGAAGTAGGGGTACAAAAACTGTAAGGATATGAAAGATGAAAGGTTATACATCGACGGTGAGCTGGTAGACTTGGGAACAGACACGAAAATAACGTTGAACTTGAAAAGTAACTTGTTTCGTGATGTTTCTAAGATTATCAGTAATAGCACATATACAATAAAGCTACCGATGACGGCAAGAAATAAGCGGCTTTTCCTACATGCAGACCTTGTACAGGAAAGTGCTGGTTATGCGTATAAGACACACCAGGCGCGTTATTTCCGTGATGGTGTTGAGGTTATCAAGGATGGTATAGCTACGATATTGCAGGTGTCAGACAATGTTATGGAGGTGGCGATATTATGGGGGTTATCATCTAAACTCAGCAAACTACTATCTGATGGCATGACGCTTAATAAGTTAGACACAGCAGACCGCATATTATATCCTGAAAAGAAGCCTGTTGAGAAATATGATGATGCAAAGAAGAAAAACTATTTTTATGCGTTCTATGATGTGTGGAGAAAAGATGTAGAACCGGACTATACTTGGAAAAGTACACAAGAGTTGACTTTACCTACTGGAGGATATGGTAATAGTAGTAACTTCCCGAGCCACACATTTGGTGGTAGCCGTGCAATAGGGAGTAGTACGAGTGTCGTGGATAATCTGCACCCAGTTGTACGTGCATCGTGGCTACTTGACCTTATTAAAGAAAAGACGGGTGTGGACTTTCAATTCGAAGAAGAAGCAAAAGAGTATATCGACACACTGATTATCCCGCTTGTGTCTAATAAGAGTAATGAGCTAACGTTTGATAAGAATTTCGAAGCGGTGTTGCCGGCACGTAACACTTTCGGGGCGGTACCGGTAACGATAAGCAAGGCAAGTAATGTCTTCACGGCAAGGGAAAGTGATACGGTGACGGAGTTGGTAGCAGCTATTGATACGAGTGTTATTCTTGATGTTAGCGGAGAGTGGGAAGGTGATTTGATGGGAGTGAAGCCACAGGGACATGGTAACAGAGGTTATGGGAATACGGATAACTTCATTTTCAATAATGTAAACAGGGTGTCTGTTAAGGTAAGAGGAAGTGGAGAAGACCAGATATATCCTGTAGGTGACAGTCAAGACTACATCCTTGTTTCTGTGCCGAGCGGTTATAGAGATAAAGTGAAATTCAGTATCAAAGGTAAGGGCAAAATCGACCTAAAAAAAGGAAACTCTATCGTTTTTGAGTGGGGGGCTCCTGGCAAAATGTCTGCTACAAAGTTTCTTGGTGGGGCAATAAAAGCTACGTTGCAAGTTAGCGACAGTGTTCCTGTAGAGGGGTATTTTCCTATTACGTCCAATTTACCGAAGATAAAGATTATAGACTATGTAAAATTTTTATCTGCGATTACAGGAACATTCCCATTGCAGATAAATAAGGGTAACGCTATAAAATTTATGCCGTTATCTAAGATTTGGGAGCGTAAAGCTGACGCTGTAGATTGGACACGTAGGGTTATTGGTAGCCAACTTCAGAGACCTCAAGGTATAGAGTTCGTTGTGAGTGGATATGCACAACGTAATGTGTATAAATGGAAAGAAGATGATAGAGTGTCAAATGTATACGACGGTATTGTTGCTATAGACAATGAAACATTGGAAAAAGAACGTGTTGTGTTTGAATTTCCATTTGCTGCCACTAATGGAGATAATGTACCTATGTACACCGGTGAGAGGCCTAATGGTTTTCATAGCGGTGGTTCTTTCGGTGGTGGGGACGGAACAAAGGTCGCTTCCGAGAAAGCCCCAACTTATTCGGCTTGTAAAGATAGGATATTGCGACTAATGCAAGATGCCAATGGGTTTGCTGCTGGGTGGTTCGATATTAACATGCAGGAAATCATAAACACGAAGTACAGGGAGGTCGTAAACACGTTGAGATATGCTAAGGTGGTAAGTGTTAGGATAAATATCCGTAATATGGAGTTACTAAATTTCGATGAGACGATCCCGGTTTATCTTGAGCAGTATGCGAGCTATTTTGCCGTGCTGGAGATAAAGGCAGAGAGTGATGGTACGGCAGAGGTAACACTTTTGAAACTTGAATTTAATTAAAAAATAAAAGCTATGAGTACAGAAGAACAACAGATCTTGAATATCAAGGTAAAGTATGAAGATGCCATTTACGGCATAGTGAGATATAGGGAAAAGCTCGAGGAGCTATCAAGGGCGCAAGATAAACTTAAGGAAGACTTTAAGAATGGGAAAGTGACGTATGACGAATATGCGACAACGCTTGCTGCGATGAATGAACAGGTGAAGACGCATAAGGGCACTATTCGGGAGCTCTCTAAGGAGGTACAGAACAATATCAAGACGGAGAGAGAGCAGGAAGGGTCTTTGCGTTCCTTGCGTGCAGCGTTGAGCAATGCCACGAAAGAATATGATGCGCTGTCAAAGGCAGAACGTAATGGGGCAAGAGGTCAGGAACTGAAAAAGCATATCAATGACATCACAAATGAACTGAAAGGCGCAGAAGCAGAGACACAGAGGTTTTATAGGAGTGTCGGAAGCTATGAAGAGAGCATAAAGGGTGCATTGGGCGTAAACTCTAACTTTGCCAATTCGATAATGAAGATGTCGGAGAGTGGTAAGGGGTTGTCCGGTGTCTTCGACGGTGCGATATCGAGTGCAAAGGCTTTCGGTTCAACGCTTATGGGGTTAATGACAAACCCTGTATTTCTCGCTCTTGCTGGTATTGCTGGTGTTGGTGTTACGTTTAAGTGGTTCTTTGACTATAACAAGGGTATAGAAGAGAGCACGCGACTGACAAAGGAGTTTCTTGGGTTATCGGGTGATAGTCTGAAATCGATAAGGAGTGAGATACAGGCGACGGCTGACACGTACGGAAAAGACTACAAGGAGGTATTGGAGGCTGTAGATGTTCTGACGGCCCAATATGGTTATGATGCTAAGGAGTCTTTGAAGATTGTTAATGATGGTCTCCAGGCTGGCGCAGACTTAAACGGGGATATGGTTGATAAAATCAAGAAATATGCCCCGGCGTTTCATGATGCAAACATTAGTGGCAAAGAGCTTGTAGCTACGATCCAGCAGACACGAAGTGGTATCTTTAGCGATGATGGAATGAACCTTATTCAGATGGGTAGCAAAAAGATACGGGAAATGTCTACGGCCACGAGTGATGCGCTGGAGGGCATAGGGATAAGTTCTAAGAAGGTCGAGGCTGATTTGGTGAGCGGTTCTAAGTCCACGTATGATGTTATAAAGATGATTAGCACCAAACTAAAGGAATTCCCGCAGAACTCTAAAGAAGTGGGTGCGGTACTAAAAGATGTGTTTGGCCGACAGGGCGCAAATGCTGGCCTGAAAATGATAGAACAGCTCGACACGATGAACATTGACCTCGAAAAGTTGAAGGACACTACAGGAGAGTATGGCGAGAAGATGAACGAGCAGAGAGAGGCGAACGAGGAGCTTAATAGGGTTCTGGCTGCAATGTTCGATATGAGCGATAAGGGCTTCGGGGAAATGCTTATACAGGTTAAGACTTTGACGATACAAGGTATAACAAAGCTATTGAAGGGTCTTATTAATGTGATAAATTATTTCATAGACCTATACAATGAAAGTATGGTCTTCCGAGCTGCCATCCAAGCTATTATAGCAAATTTCAAAAACCTTTGGAATGCGGTTAAACTGGTATTCAATCTGATAGTGGATAGTGTAAAAAATACTGGCCATCAGTTAAAGGGGCTTGCAGAGATAGTAGAAGGTATTGTGACGTTATCATTTGATAAGATAAAGAGAGGCTTCAATACGATTACGAAAGGATATGTGACTACTTTAAAAGAGGGGTTTAATGATGTTAAGAGCTTTGGCAAAGAGGCTGTTAGGAACGGAATAGATGCCATTAATGAGGTTATCAAAAATAAAAAGGTTAATCATATTGAGATACCGACATATATTGTCGGAGATGGTGATATAACCGGCACTAATGGGGCGGAAAGAAATGGTAAAGGAAATATAGGTAAAAAGAAGAAGAACGGCAAAAAAGACAAAAATAAGGTATCTGCTGAAGAAATGGCAAAGAAAGAGGCTGAAGCTATACGAAAAGCAGAAGATTTGCTTACACAGCTTGTTGAGCAGACGGAAGAAGAGCGTAGAAAGCAGATAGAGACCGCTTATAATCGTCAGATTGAAGATGTAAAGAGGAGGTTAGAGACTGAAAAAGGTCTAACAATTAATGCTCGTAAGGCTTTGAGTGCACAGATCATCTTGCTGGAGAGGGTAAAGCAAAAGAAGCTGTCAGAATTTGATGATATGACGAGGGAAGAGCGTATCAAGCGTGAACAGACGTATATTCAGAATATGCTTGCAACTGTTGAGAAAGGTAGCAAAGAGGAATATAACCTTAAAGTAAAAGCTATCAATGACGCTTATCAGCTGGAAATTGAAGCGGCTAACAAGCAGGTAATGAATGAAGAGGAAAAGGCAAAGATACTGGCTTCTATCAACGAAAAATATTATAAGCAGGAAGAAGACGCGCAAAAGGAATACCATAACCATGTGCTTGATGAGCAGAAGAAAGCTATAGAAAATCGTTATAAGGCTAAGATATTGGAAGCACAGATGCAAGGTAGAGATGATAACAGCTTGGAAGTGCTGCGTTTGCAGATGGAAGAAAGACAGGCACTGTTGGAGTCGGCACAGAGAAAGGAGGGAGAGACTATAGAAGAGTTCAATCTCCGGAAATTGCAGCTGGAGAAAGATTATATGCAATCTAAACAAGCCATAAGTGAGAAAAGAATAGAAATAGAAAGGGCAGAATATGAGGCAACGGATAGTCTTATGCAAGGAGCACAATCTATTGCAGAAGCGTTCGGGCAGAAGAACAGAACCCTTGCTATGGCATCAAAGGCTCTTGCGCTGGCAGAGATAGCTGTAAGTACTGGTGTTGCACTTGCGAATGGTATAAAGCAAGCACAAAGTGTACCATATCCTGGCAACCTTGTGGCGATTGCAACTACAGTGGCAGCTATATTAGGTAATATTGCGACGGCTGTAAAGACGGTGACGTCCGCAAAGTTTGCTTCGGGGGGTTTGGGGACAGGCCCGGGGA